CACTACAAGTAATAAGTCTAATATACCACCTCCTAGTGCCAACGCACCATCGTATTCAAGTATGTCTCAAGATGTTTGTAGCATGGGTGTTAGTGGCTCTGTTACTACCAGCATTGTTGGGGTTAGTGGTGGTCGTCATTTCGTAGATGAGAATTGTGAACGAATTAAATTAGCAAAAGTTTTAAAAGATTTTGGAATGTCTGTTTCGGCTGTGGCAATACTGTGTCAAGACGAGAGGGTGTTTGCAGCGATGATGATTTCTAATACTCCTTGTCCAGCACCTAATGGATTACTTGGCGATGATGCTATTAAGTTTTGGGAAACATATCCAAAGCTAAGACCAGATTATGAAACGTACATTAAAGATGAAGAATATATGGCATCTATTAGGATTGAAAAAATGTGTGAAAATTGCAACGATCCTTTTGAGTCTATTACTATCCACGACAGGGATTAGTGAAGTTGTAACTACTGGTAATTTATTACCTAATGCTAATGATGGTGTTGATTGGAATAGTTCTTCAACTGACATGATTAATGATGGTAGCAGCGGTTATGT